AAGACTTATATCGGTCGAATTTCAGTGATGATGGAAATTATCACATCAATAGTGTTTTCACTATTTGGTTCGATTCTCATAATTGGCGTAGCCGAGGCTACTAAAGACAATGAAGCCGCAGTTGCTTCAACCCACATATTATTAAATATAGTATTGTGGTGGTTCATGGCTGATATAACCCAGTTATTTTGTTATGGAGTGATACTTGCACGATTTTTAATCGGCTCAAATGATCCCTCTGCATGGATATTTCACGGGTGGCGTACTGCTAAATTAATTAACCGAAATTTTGACATTCCACGAGAAATCGTGAAAGTCAAAATTTTCGATGATATAGCATGTGTACCCGCTGATGTTCAAGCATTTGTCCCTCCTGGAAAGGACGGAACTTATAACAATCAATTTCATGGAAAACTCACCTGTAATGGTAAAGAGATACAGCCGTTTTTTTTAGAACAATTAGAACAACCAGAGGCACCTGGTTTTTATCAGGTGTGTGGATTCAACGTCCCACACGCTCGTCCCGCAGGGGAAGCGCACACAGTTGCTGCTGTATTCAATAGAATACTCAGAAAAAGACCGGTAGACGACATGTGCGTCTGTTCCGCATCTAAAGGCCGAAAGCCGAAGCCTAGAGATGAAAAGAAATGCCCTGTACACTTAGCCTGGACTGAGCCAACTGACGTTGCTATTCAATTAGCTTCAGTAATGTGCCCAGACGACGTATCCATCCGTACTGTGGATGAATGGATAGCTAAAAGCCCATCAAATAAAAGAGCCCTTTATGAGAGTGAAAAACATCATGTTGAAAATGGAACTTACCGTAATAAAGTAAAATGCCAACTCAAAGGTGATGAAAAGCTCATACCTAAGGAATCAATTTTGCCATTTCATATGGTTGGGTCTATAGAAAATACATTTAGATACATCAAAGGTCGCTTAATATACGCTGTAGATACATCGTGTATCATCCACACTGGAAGATATATTGATGCAGCAGCTTTGCAATTTAAATTATTCTTTAAGGATAATTTTTTTGAGATGTACGGTATTAAATATAAGCTATTATACGCTAGTGGATTAAAACCCGGTGAATTGGATTTATGGTTTCATGAAGCTATATCTAATAGGGATTCCAAAAAAGTGTGGATAGCGTTCTGTGGCGACGATCTCTTGTTGATTCGGTATAACGGAAAATTTCATGAATTCGTAGAGCTTGATTATTCAGCCTACGATGCCAGTGTTAATTTTCACGCCCAACAGGCCGAATTTGCCTATTATAAAGGTGTAAACATGGATAGCTGGGATCATAATACGATCTCTCCTACCGACATTTTACATGATAATATGTTCGCCAAAAAATATTTCAGTTTCAAGAACCGGAAGTATAAGATAGTAGACGCGAGGATCATAAGATTCTCCGGAAATTCTAATACCAGTTTCGGTAACACGCTAGTTAATGTGTTCATGACAGTAGCTGCTTATCAACAGATTGGGCATGGCTGGGACGCCGTAAAAGATGAGTTTGAATCTTATGGATTCACGATGTCTTTATATAAGATCTCTCTGGATCCGGAGGATACGACCTTTTTAAAAGGGTCATTTCGAAGGACCACCAGTGGAGTTATACCTTATGCATGGTGCCCTTTAGTCAGCCAATTTGTTAAGTATTCTATGCCATATACCAATCCTGACACTTTTGTTCCCAAGAGTTGGCAGTGGGATTCGTATAAGTATGCAGCTTATTGTTTATCATTCGCTTGTGGCGTTAAAATTCCTAATGTCCCCATATTAAAAGAACATTTAACATGTCTTAGAGAAATGGGTGAAAGTATCGGTTTAACACCCGAACACGCTAAGCACGGCGCCGCCGAGATTTTGCATAAATATATGTATATCCCAGTATCTGAATGTGAGTTCGATTATGACCACGCACTTAATAAAGTCTCAGAAAGATACGATCTCGACGTTCCTGAAATAATGGAATTGTGCACTCAATTAAAAGGAAGGAGTGATCCATTTGAATGGACATATATACCCTATTTGAGTGAAATGTTAAAAG